CTGTAGAAAGAAACACTGGTCAGGCAACAATTTTCGTTCTTAAGCAATTAAATTATCCGAACTTATTCCGAATGGTAGATTTCTCCTCTCAAAATACAATGGAGAAAGGACGTATTGGTTGGTCAACAACTGGAAGTATGTCTGGTGGAGTTTTATCTGGTAGTAGAAGAAAAATGTTTGATGATTTTGCCCTAGCATTAAAACAGGAACTACCTAAAATTTATGATAAAGAAGCTATAAGACAATTAGGAGGATTCCAACTCATAGAAGGGAAGGCTAAATCTACAAGTAAGCATGACGATATTGCAATTGCCTGTTATTCTGATGATACAGAAGCTTTAACTAGTTCTGGATGGAAATTGATTAAAGATATAAAAGAAGGAGAGGAAATACCTTCTCTTAATATTCAAACAAACAAAGTTGAAATGGCTATAAATAAAAAAACAATTAATAGATCATATGAAGGAAAGATGTTGAATTTTAAGAATAGAAGTATAGATTTTCTTGTTACTCCAAACCATAAAATGTTGGTACACAAAAGCTTGGGAGCTAATAAATATAAAGATATGGAGTTAGTAGAAGCCAAAAAACTAATTGGAAAACACTTTAGGTTACATAAAGATGCTATCTGGGATGGAATCAAAAAAGAGGAGTGGATAATCCCCCAAACTAATAATAATAAAAGAAAGATAAATATAAAAATTGATATAGTGAAAGAATCCAGGAAACACGGTCTGTCTATTAAGGAAATATCAGAATTAATTAATATGCACGAAAGAACAGTTTATACATATCTCAAAAAAGAAAGATTACAAATAAATGAATTAAAGTTTAAAACAAATGACTTTTTATCTTTACTTGGTTTTTATATTGCAGAGGGAAGTGGTAGTTATTCTAAAAAACATGGAGGACAATTACATTTCTCACAAATGGAATATAGTAAGGGGTATGCTCCCTTTAAAGAATTATTAGAGAAAATGAAGATTAAGTATTTTTATACTGGAACCAATTTTATTGTCAGTAATGCACAATTGGCAAAATATATAAAATATATTGTTCCTGGTAAATGTTATGAGAAAAGGATTCCAAGGGATGTACTTGATTTACACCCAAATCACCTTAAATATTTATTTAATTTTATGATGTTGGGAGATGGTTATTTTGAAAAAGGAATACCAAATACCTATATTACAACAAGTCCAGGATTAAGAGATGATTTTTTTGAACTTATAAATAAAATGGGATTAAGTGCTACTTATAATACTATTAATAAAATTGGAGAAAATATTTTTGTAAATAGGACTATTAGACATAAGTCATATCAAATTTCTATTATAAATAAGCAATTGAGACCAAGAATTAATCATCATGAAAAAAATGGAGTAGTTGAAGTTGATTATAAAGGTAATCAAGTTTGTTTAACTTTAAATAAAAATAATACTTTTTTAGTCAGAAGAAAAACTAGAACAATGTGGTGTGGTAATTGTCTCGGATCTTACCAGATTCAAATGTTAACTCCATCATGGGATCAAAGTGACATTTTTAAAACAGAAGAAAGAATGAGAAACGATAGGGAGAAATGGAGGTTTAGATGAGCTATGAAGAAGAGATTAAAAATAATAATGCAATGTTTTTTAAAATATTGAGAGAAAGTAGACCAGACTTAGAAATACTTTTGAATTTATTTGAAGACGGGAAGATTAATATAGCAATTATTATTAACTTTATATACGCACTAAATAAAATTATTAATGGCAGTGGATATGGGAAAATTAGCGTTGATATCCAAGACAATGAAGTAACTTTTATTAGAGGTGAGGAGATTACAAAAATAATAGAACCTATAATAAAAGAAAGATAGTGATTTTTAGTTTGATATAGTTGACTCACTTAAATCATATAAAAATAGTGTCTAATGGCGACTACAAAAGTTTCACAAACAATTCAATCTTCTAGGGAAAAACCAGGAAGCGAATCAGATAAGCTGTACAAGCAATGTAAACAACATTATAGCCGAGGTTATGATGAAACAGATAGAAGAAGAACTGGTAAAAACTTAATAGGTAGTCTTTCTTTTGATGAAGCTGATGAACTATTTAGGTCATGGCTTAACGAAGATAAATGGCCATATGATGCTTTGATTTTTGACCCAAGAGTATTTACTTTTATATTTGAAAAAACTTCAAGATTAATTTCCAATAAACCAAAAGGGAAGTTGGTGCCCAGAGAGGGTGGAGATGTTTTGCGGGCAAAAATAAATAATGCACTGCTCTCTTTCCAATGGGATCAAGCCAATTATGGAGGGACCATGATTAGCAAGTGGGCACTAATGGACATTAACACTAGAAAATATGGTGCATCCTTTGCGTTATGCAAATGGAGATATGAGTGTGATAAAAGAGAAGTTGAAAAAGATGGTAAAAAGAAAAAGGAAACAAAGGTTTTATTTGATGGTCCAGAAATGACCGTTTTAAATAATAGAGATTGTGCTCACGATCAATCTGCTACTTCAATAGAAAGTGCTAACTGGTTCCAGGTAAGAGATTATGTTACATGGCAAAGTCTTAAAACAGTAAATGACCAAAGAGAAAAACCTGTATATAAAAATTTAAATGAATTAATGGACTCTATTTCATTAGATGCTGAAACATCTGGTGGAGAAGGTCGATCACCTAATTGGATTTCTAGAAATAGAGAGATTAGTGGATTAGAACAAGATCCATATGGTAACGACTCAGCTTATAAGACAATTGAAATTGTAACTGAATACAGAAAAGATAAATGGATTACTTTTGCCCCAAGACATGGATTAATTATAAGAGAGATTGAAAATCCCTATAAAAATAACCAAATTCCAATAGTAATGCTTAAATATTATGCAATTGATGATGACCTTTATGGACTATCAGAGATTGAACCAGTAAAAGGTATTCAAAAAGCAATCAACGCTTTACTTTGTCAATATTTAGATGAAATAAACCAAGCATTATATACCCCAATCGCAGTTGGACCAGGAGTTAAAGAACATACACTTCAATGGGGCAAGGGAGCAAGATGGATAATGAATAATCCAATGACTGATTTCAGATTAGTTACAAATAATTCTAATGCAGCTTCTTTTTTCCAATCAACTTATTCTGCCTTAGTAGCATCAATGATGACTGCTTTAGGAGAAAGTTCCTTGGGGGTTTCAAACCAACAACCATTCCAAACAGACAAAACTGCAACTGAAGTTAAAGCACTGCAACTACAAAGAAATGCCAGAGATAACTACAACCAAATTTATTTAGCAGAAGCTATGAAAAGACAATATAAACTATGGTTCTCAATGAATCAAACATTATTGTTCTCAGATCCTAAAAAGAAGTCTTATATATTTAGAATTGTTGGAAGCGATGCTCTTAAATATTTCCAAAAAAGAGATTTAAACAAAGAAGAATTAAGTAAAGAGGGATTAAAAGGATTATTTGATAATAGCGTTAAAATGCAAAAATTATTAGATAGTTTAGAGGGAGATAATGTAATTAAGAAATTATTAGCCTCTAACCCAGGTCTTTTAGATGCTTTATCACCAGATATGGCTAAATATAGAAATGCTAAATATCCAGTTAAAGTAGGTGAAGAGACAGTAACCAAACTTAGAATGGATGATGATGGAGAAAGTGGACTACTTGCAGTAGAACCATCTGATCTTGTTGGTAATTATGATTTTATTATAGATGTTGAATCAATGACAGTTGGTGCTGATGAGGAAAGGAAACAATCAAGACAGCAAGCGGTTACATTATTAACCTCTAATCCAAACGTTTCAGCTTTACTTCAAACAGAAGGTATTAAACCTAAATTTAAAGACTTGTTTGTGGTTTGGTTAGAAGATATGGGAATGTCAGATGCGGAAAGATTCTTTGAAACAATTCAGGCTGGAGATGTTAAAGAAGCTGTTGGTGAGGCTGTTCCGGCTGAGGGTGGAGATGCAAAACAAATAGCTTTACAAAAGGCAATAGAAGAAATGGAGGGGAAAAGAGGACCAAGAGCAAACGCAGAGACACCAAAAGTACAAGGGATTACACCTCCAGGGGATGTTCAATTACACCAACAACCAGGGGGAGCAAATTATGAAGGCGTACCATCAGGTCAAATGCCTCAAGGTTTCCAAGAGGAAGTAACTGAAGCTGAAGGTACAAATCTCCAAACAATTAGTCCAGAATCATTAATAAAAACACTTAATCGCTAAACGATTATTACACTTATGGCAAAACTTACACCAGAAGAATCTAAATTAGTACAAGAAGGTAAAGAATTACAAGCAATTTTGGAAACACCAGGTTTTCAAATTATAGAAAGTTGGTTGAAAGATATGGCTTTTCATTCTTGGGTTGACCCAAGAACAATTGAAGGACCAGATTCTAAGAAACAATGGGAGTGGCAAGAATTAAACGCATTTTATGCAGCTAATCAATCTAAGGAATTATTAGAAAGAATTAGTTCTGCTATAAACCAAGCTGAATATTTAATTAAAAAAGAAAAAGATGAGGTTGGAGCTAAGCCATTTAAATTATGAGCTTACCACCATTACCCCCAAGTGACCCAAAATCACTAAGGTTTAATAAGAAAGCCAGAGACTTTTGGGGACGAAGTGAGATTAATTATATTGAACCAAAGGAGCCAAAGATTTGTAATCATTTCTTTGAAGCTACTCAAGATGGAGTTCAATGCAATAAATGTCATTTTGGCCTATTTGGTCATTTTGAATTGAAAGACGGAAATCTTTACCATAAAGGTAAGATGGTAGACTTTCAAAAATAGCTCTTTAATAGATTAATAGATTAAAAATCTAAAACTCTACTAGGTATTGTGCACCTAGCTTTATTATACGCACACGAAAAGGAGAATAGATATGGCTGACCAAAATCAACCTACCCCAACCCCAGTTAAAACTGAAGAAGCTACACCAGCTCCTGTCTCTGATAAAACAGAAGACATGAAAGCTAACACAGCTGTTCAGTTTGACAAATTATTAAAATCAAACCAAGAACTCTACGAAGAAAAAAGAAAAATGATAGAAGAAAATGAAAGACTTAAAAGAGATCTTAAAGATAAGGATCAACCCGAGTCAGAAGATGATAAGGCTTATGAGTCTATATCTGATTTGATTGATACTAATGAAAAAACTGGAGAAAAATTTTTAAACCCAGTAAAACTTGCTCAAAAGATAGATGCTTTAACTAAAAAAGCAGAAGAGCCTTCTAAAAAAGTAGAAGAGCTTAAAGAAACTATCTTTAACAAAGAAGCTGAAAATCAAAAAGTTGAAGCATTTACTGCTTACCCTCAACTAGATAATAATTCAAAGGAATTTGATGCAGGATTTATGAGAAGGGTAAGAAGTGTAATGTCTGATTCAGTTAGATTTTCAGGAGACTATGGAGGAAGAACTTTAAGTCTTAAAGAAGCGGCAGATTGGGTTAAAAAAGAATCAACGCCAGTTGAAGAAAAGAAAGATCCAAAAGAAGAAGTAACAGCTGAACCAACTAAAGAAGCAAATCCTCAAAGGGTTCCAAATGATAACCCAGATGATTTCGCTAGAGCAGTTGACGCAACTAGAAGAAATAACGTGGACGCATTAGCGTACCGACTTGAATCTATTAAAGACACATACACTGAAAAAGTGCAATAAGCACACCTGACGATAGTCCTACATCCTATTTCAGGTCAAATTCGATGTAGGGCTCGAAGGTGGTGAATACAAATATATGGCATGGGGATTAATTGACACAGACAACGCTGCCAAAAGAGAAGATTTGCTTAATATCATCGGTGATGTATCACCAGATAGTACACCCTTGATTACTATGTTTAAAACTAGTAAGGCAAAAAACACATTGCATTAGACCCCCATTGGTGCAATTAAAATTTCGCTATATGCTGGAACATCTTTTATAAAACTTAGTCTACCAAAGGAGTAAAAATGACTAAATTACAGAGACAATCAGCAGGGAAGAAAAGTACATTAAAAATTCACTTAAATAATCGTTTAGCCTATTTAATAGGAGTATATCTTGGAGATGGCTGTGTAATGATGCAACCAAAATTTAGAAATTATTCCTTTTGGCTATCAGCAATTGATAAGGATTTCCTAGAAAATACCGCAGTTTGTTTAGAAGAGTATTTTAATAAAAAAGTTAAAATATTTTTAAATAAAACTGGTTGCGGATGGAAAGAAAGGGGAACAAACCCAATTTGGACAACCGTAGTTTATGGTAAAGAAAAATGTCAAATGCTAAAAGATTTAACTAAAGATAAAACAATTATCCCTGAGATGATTTATAAAGCAGATGATGACCTAAAAAAGTGGTTTATTGCTGGTGTTATGGACTCAGAGGGATATGTTGGAAAACATCATAGAAAAGATGGATCATATCAATATTTAATGGGAATAGCTTCCGCAGATATTTGGTTTGAAGATTTTTTGGATATGATGGCTAACTTTGGCGTAAAGATTGGGAAACCAAGAAAAGAAAAAAGAGAAAAACCATGGCATAAACAAGTCATATCTCATAAAATAAAAACCATATCTTTTTTAACATCTGGTTGCTTCTTTACATTAAATAGAAAAAACAAGCGATTAAGTGAATATATTAAAACTTTATCCCCTCAGAGACTACACGCGGAACATCTTGAAGAAGATGATTATATAGTCCGAACTTCTAGGAGACTAGAAGATCTACATAGAAATAATGTAGACGCATCTTAGGATGTAGTAACAAAATGCAATGGCTTGAGGACAACAGAAGTAGACCTACTTCCGTTACTGGAGTTGTTGAGGGAGCAGATCCAACTTATGGAGATCTTACTCAACCTAGCAGAGTTGTTAATATTACTCAAATCATTACTCAACCAATCAGAATTTCAAGAACTGTTATCGACACAGATACAGCTGGAATGTCCGACCCTTGGGTTTATCAAAAAGCGAAAGCTCTTAAACAACTCAAAAATAAGATGGAATTTGCTATTTTAAATAGTACAAAAGCATCTGGATCATCTGGTATTGCTAGATCTATGGACGGTATTGATGCTTTCATCACTACTCACACCACAGCTAGAAACTCTGGAACTTCATTTTCTGAAGCTGAGCTTAATGAAATGGCTAATGAATGCTACAACGATGTTGGAGACGAAGACGTTTTCGATATGGTTTTATGTCCAATCAACATTAAAACTACTATCGCAGGATTTGATGCAAATCAAACAAGATGGGAACCCGCAAGCAATAAAAGGCTTATCAGAGATGTTCTTGTTTACGAGAGCTCTGCTGGTACTCACAAAGTATTCGCACACAGAGATGTAAGAAATTCAGCCGGAACTGTTACTGTTTATGGTCTTAAAGAAGACCTTCACAAAGTATCCTATTTCCAAGAACCTAAATTCCAAGAATTCTCTCCAACAGGAGATGCAAGAAAAGGACAATGGTTAACAGAAATGACACTTGAAGAGCTTGAAGAAAGAGCAGACATTAAGAGAACTGGTTACGAAGTAGCACCTGTAGTTTAAAACTAATTAGTTGAGTGGGTATCAAACACTATCGTATCTTTCACGATAACACCCACAATAAAAAGAAAGACACAATCCGTTTCCCTACTAAAGGTTTGAACGGATTGTTTTTAAATATGAAAATACTTTTAAATAATAATGGTCAAGTAAGAGAATTCAATGACTATGACT